TGGTGTAAGTGGTACTTTTACATTTGATGACTACGGAAATAATGGGGTACCTGGTGATACAAATGTTAGTTGGTTAACTACAGGAAGTAATTGTTTTCTTTTAGGAGGGCCTTTAGTTCTTACATCAGCTAGTATAGGAGCAGTTACATCAAGCGGAACTAACGTATTTGTAGGTACTGCTCTTACAGTTATTCATACTTACAATAAATCAATAAAAGACCAAATCCCTTATATAAGCATAAATCAAGCACCGTTTGCAGGACCTAATATTCCTTATTTATATACTCAAAGTTTTGGTATACCTAATAATGTACTAATTGATCCTAACAACTCTAGTAATTATATAAGATATGATGTGAGTCAATCAATAGTAGCTAATAATTCCTCAGATGAATTATTAAATTATAAAGATACACAAGCTCCATTTTTAATAGAAGAAGGAGATGAAATAAAAATTCAATATAATACTCCAAATGAGTTAGGTGTAGATGTTACAAACACTCAAACTTTTCAAGTAATAGGAGTCCCTAATAATGGGTTTGATGAAGGTGTACCTAATGATACTGATTCATTTTTATTAGATGGTGAATGGAAAAAAATAGCTAATGATGCTACAACAAGGAAAAATTTGATGTACGGATTTAGCCCAGTTGACCCACTTACAACTTCTACCTTTACTTATAGAGCAAGTACTAATTGTTTTGATAAAATTGAAGTAACCCCAGACCCACAAAGTCTAAATCCACCTATTATATCGGGTTCTATTAATAACTTCCAAATAATAAGAAGGGTTAATGCTGATGATAGAGTTATTTTATTCCAAACAACACCAAGAGGTTCTGAAGGAGTTAATACTCCAAGTGGTCCTGGATTTTTAATACCTAATGATTTAACTAGTACTCAAAAGTTAAATGTTGAATCACTTATATCATTATTAAACTCAAAAAACACATTTAAAGACGAATTACCAAGTAGAGATGAAGGTTTAACATCATAATTTTAAGCTTGGATTAAAGAAGAAAAATTTATATATTTATAACAAAATAACTAAACACAAATGGGATATTTAAACAATCAAGTAGTAACAATAGATGCTATTTTAACCAAAAAAGGAAGAGAGTTATTAGCAAAGGGAGATGGTTCTTTTCAAATAACACAATTTGCGTTAGCAGATGATGAAATTGATTACACCCTTTACAATCCTCAACATCCATCAGGTTCAGCTTATTATGGAGAGGCAATCGAAAATATGCCTCTAATAGAAGCATTTCCAAATGAAAACCAAATAATGAAATACAAACTAGCTACTTTACCAAGAGGTACGTCTAGAATGCCTATATTAGATTTAGGACAAGGAAATGTATCATTAAAACAAACAGCCCAAACAACAATAACTCCTCAAACTTTAAATTATTTAGGAAATGATTCAGTATTTGAATCATCAGGATATACATTTACAATTTCAGATATTAGATTATTTAGTAGTTTTGTAGGAAGTGGAGTTGAACAACCTGCAACTTTACGAACTAGCTCTACAGAAACTGTAGGTACTAATGTTTCTAAAACAGTAATAGGTACTACATTAACTTTAAGAGCAACAGGAGTTAATACACTATTTTCAGGTAATACACAATTACAAGCAACCTTAACTGTTGTAGGTAGAGATAGTGGAGCAAGATTACAAATCCCAGTATCAGTTAAACAAACAAAATAATTAAAGAATTATGTCATTTAAGAGATTACAACCAGAAGATATAGTAATTAGTACAGATTCAGTAGCTGGTACAGTATGGTCAGATAATGTCCCAACATTAACTAATTTTTTTACATCTTCAATTCAAACACAAGGTGCTATTGGCCAATTTTATTACTCAATTTATCAAACAACTCCCTCTGCTGATAATTCAGCAGTTCAATTTGATATTGCTTATTGTGATGAATATGGTAGTGGAAGTGAATATTATAATACATTAACTCCTGGTTACTCACCAACAGGAACAAATTATGGACAATATTTAACTTTAATTTTAGCAGATGAAAACTCTGAATTTACCTTTGGTAATCAAACATCAGATTATTTTTATGTAATAAATTTACAAAGAGCAAGATATAAACAAAGTATATTGCCCGGTTCTTTAATTTTAAAACTACAAAATGGTTCTGAAGAGGTAACATTAACAGATGATAGTCAAGCTGGATCAATAGTGCAATTTACAGATGCTGGTAGGGTATATAATATAGTTTCAGGATCAGCGGGATCTGTTAATACTTCAAAACAAGCTAATGGATATACTACTACAAAGGGTTCATATGGTTTACTTCTTCCAGACATAGATGTTCTCTTATTAAATGGAGCAGCATTAGATGCAAATTCTACAATTGGAGGAATTAGTTTAGGTACAGGAAGAAATGCTAATACTGTAGATAATAATCCTGAAAAATTGTATAATGCTTTAGAATCAGGAAGTTTATTCACTATTAACAATGAAGAAGTGTTATCATCTGATTTTATATTTGTTAGAGCAAGAAACAATGAATTTAACTATTCAGAAAATCCATCATTTATATCAGGATCAACGGGAGAATTAGTTCAAAGTAGTTTTGTTGATAACCCTCAAACATATATTACTACAGTAGGGATGTATAATGACTCAAATGAATTATTAGCGGTAGCTAAATTATCAAGACCACTACCAAAAGATTTTACAAAAGAAATGTTGGTAAGAGTTAAACTTGATTTCTAAAATGAATGGGTGCGTTCAAACAATTAACAACCAAGGATGTTGTAATAACACCATTTGAAGCTAGTAAAGATCAAACTTTTACGGGTAATGAAATAACTGGTTCTAATGTTGGTATAGAAATATATTATGGTCAAAATTTAACATCTAGTGTATATCCTGGAAGGCCTAAAATAAATTTTTTAGAAACAGGGTTTGTTTATAAACAAGAGGTATCTTTAGTTTATAGTAGCATTAAACAATTATATTATTCTAATTACATTTCTTCAAGTTTAGGAGATGATGTTCCTTTACCCATTTTAATACCAGGAGCAAATGAAGAAAGTACTAGAACCACAGGACAAGTATCCGCTCCTAGATATGATAATTATTTACAATCAACATTAACACAATCCAGATATTTCCCTACAGCATCGAATGAAACGATATCTGTGATATCAATACCTTCAACTTTGTATGGTGAATTAATTATTCCAACTACATTTAGGTCAAATTATACATCTTCATTAGGAGATAAATTTGACATAGTAGATGATGGAGAAGGTAATATTTTAGTAAATGGGGATATAAATGGTCAAATATTTTATTCTCATGGTATTGTGACTATAACAACAGGTAGTTTACAAGATTTTGGAGTAACTGTTGGTGAAAATTTAAGTGATTTACAAATTAATTTCTCATCTAATATTTGCATTTATGAACATCAATATAAATGTGGTATAAGAGATAATGAATTTACATATTCCCAAAACCCATCTATTTTATCAGGAAGTAGTGATGATCAATATTATGATTTTGCAACAGGATCAGAGTTTGTTCCTTATTTAACTACAGTTGGACTATATAATGAAAATAATGATTTATTAGTAGTGGGTAAAATGTCCCAACCTATCCCAGTTTCTCAATTTTCAGATACTACAATAATAGTAAATTTCGATACATAATGTCTTGGATTAATACAAATGGAGAGATAATCTCTAAAATATCAGATTTTCCTGATAATACTTTTGGATTTGTTTATAGAGTAGTTCATAAACCTACAGATAAAACTTATATAGGAAAAAAAGTGTTATACTATCAAAGAAAAGTAAAGTTAACTCAAAAAGACCTTAAACTATATGAAGGGGTAGTAGGTAGAAAACCTTCATATAAATTTGCTATAAAAGAGTCAAATTGGATAGATTATTGGGGTTCAAATAAGCTACTTAAAGAAGTAATGGACTTAGAACCTATAGAAAATTTTGAACGTCATATTATTAAAACTGCACCAAATAAAAAACTATTAACATACTATGAAACAAAATACCAATTTATTTACCAAGTATTAGAAAAACCAGATGAGTTTTTTAATGATAATATTCTTGGAAAGTTCTTTACAAAAGACTTTGATGGGTAAAATAACTTTCATACATTACATTATATGATTAATGAACTGCTAGTTAATCTAGTAAATAAAGTTTTAGGAACAGGTAAAAGGACTGCTCGTGGCAATCAAGCACATCATTGTCCTTTTTGTAACCACCATAAGAAAAAATTAGAAATAAATTTTTCCCAACATAAAAGAGGTTTAAACCCCTGGCATTGTTGGGTATGTAATAAAAAAGGAAATAGAATATCTACTTTATTTAAAAAAGTAAATGCATCCCCTGAACATTATCAAAAACTAATTAAGTTAATAGGAGAAGAAAAAGAGTATAAAAAAGAAAAAACATTTAAAGCTTTAAAACTACCAAAAGAATTTACATCTATCCTCAATAATTCCGATATATCAGCTCGTCATGCTTTGTCTTACTTAAAACGTAGGGGGTTAACTATAGAAGATATTAAAAAATATAATATAGGGTTTTGCCCTAATGGTTCTTATGCTAATATGGTTATTATACCTTCATATGATGAAACTGGTGAATTAAATTATTTTACTGGTAGATCATATCAAAAAGACCCCTATATTAAATATAGAAACCCTGAGTGTTCTAGAGATATAATTCCATTTGGGTTATTTATAAATTGGGATTTACCTTTAGTATTATGTGAAGGTCCATTTGATGCAATGGCTATAAAAAGAAATGCTATACCTTTATTAGGTAAAAACATACAATCAAAATTACTTAAAAAAATTATAACATCCTCAGTTAAAAAAATCTATATAGCATTAGATACTGATGCAAAAAAACAATCACTTAATTTTGCTGAAAAATTTTTAAACGAAGGAAAAGAAGTATATTTTGTTGAATTAGAAGGAAAGGATCCAAGTGATTTAGGCTTTGCCCATTTCACTAATTTAATTCAAAACACTTATCCAATGAGTTATTCTGACTTAATGGAAAAGAAAATCTCATTAATATGAGTAAAAGAAATGTAAAGAAAAAGTATAATCGCATACTTGAAATATCTGAAGATGCTAAACAAATAACATTACCAGATTCTAGGTATTATAGACGAAATGGAAAATATTACCCATCAGTAACATATGTTTTAGGTTACTATCCTAAAGGTAAATTCTTTGAGGACTGGCTTAAAAAAGTAGGTTATAGTGCAGATTGGATAGTTAAAAAAGCAGGTGAAGAAGGTACCCAAGTACATGAAATGATAGAAGATTATTTAAATGGTAAAGAATTAAATTTTTTATCTGAAAGTGGGGGTGTATTATATGATCCCACAGTATGGCAAATGTTTTTACGCTTTGTAGATTTTTGGGAAAAATATAATCCAACACTGTTAGAAGCTGAAGTACACTTATTTTCAGATAAACTTAAAGTAGCAGGCACATGCGATTTAGTTTGTGAAATAGATGATGAATTGTGGATTATAGATTTTAAAACATCAAACCACTTACAAACAACTTATGATTTACAGACTGCCGTTTATGCTAAATGTTATGAAGAATGTTTTGGAAAAAAGATAGATAGACTAGGAGTTTTATGGTTAAAATCCTCTAAACGTGGACCTAAAGAAGGTAAAATTCAAGGTAAAGGATGGGAAATGTATGAATCAAAACGTACACAGGAAGAAAACATTGATATATTTTTAACCGTTAAAAAATTATTTGATTTAGAAAACCCAAGACATTCCCCAACATTTACAGAATTTAAAACACAAGTAAAGAAAAAATAATTGCGTATAAATTTGGTTCCCTAAGGTAGGTTTCGTATATTTATACTATATGATATTACTAAAAGAATTGTTAAGAGAAATCCAAGATAAACCTAAAGCTATAATTTTAGCAGGTGCTCCTGGAGCAGGTAAAGGATCTATTTTAAAGGATTTAGATTTATCTGGACTAAAGATACTAAATTTAGATGATACCATAGCAGCCTTATCTAAAGTAGATGGCTTTACTTTAAATCAAAAAGATACAGACGCTGAAAACAGAAGTAAATTTATGAAAGCAATGGCTGCAGCTACTAAGGATTTAAAAACTAAAAAAATACCCCAAGTAATAGCTAATAAAGAATCATTTATATTAGATGGAACCTCAGCATCTAAAGGTCAAACAATTAAGTTACTAGATGAATTAAAACAAGAAGGATATGATGTTTTAATGTTGTATGTTTATACCGATTTAGAAACATCACTAAAACGTAATCAAGATAGATTTGAAAAATCAAAAGGTGAAGATAGAAGTTTAATGCCTGGGGCTGTTTTAAGTACATGGAAGGATGTAACTGTTAATTTTAATTTATATAAAAATATGTTTGACAATTTTATATCAGTATCTAATACAGGTGATCCTGAAACAATGAAGGATATTGAAAATATATTAAAAACCTATATAGAACCCTTTAATGTTAAAGATGGTAAACCAAAAACAGAAAAAGAAAAAGCTAGAAGTAAAGCCAGAAAAGAAAAATTAAATCAGGAAATACAAAATATTTTACAATCAGATCAAGTACAAAATATTATTAACTCCTCAGTTTCAAAAGAAGAAGCACAAAGTATAATAAACTCATTTATAAAATGAACCAATTAACTAAATTTTTAGTAGATAGTATACTAAATGAAGATGAAAAACAAGTAGTTGCTTTGTTTGGGGGAGGGTTTAAACCACCTACTAAAGGTCATCTTGATGTTGTTATTAATGGATTAAGACAAGCTCCTGAAGTAAATAAATTAAAAATTATAGTTGGTGGAGGAGTAAGAAATGGTTTTACTCAAGATCAATCCTATAAAATATGGCAAATATATCAAGGAGCAAATTTAATTCCTACAGATGTAGAAATAATTAAGGCAAGCCCATTTAAATATTATAAAGATTATTTAACCCAAAATCCAAATGATAAAGTATATGTATTTGTAGGTTCAAGACCTGATGATGAAAAAGATCAATTTGATGTAGCTCAAAGATCTGAATTTGTTAAAAAATATAGTGATAATGTTATTCCAATAGAAGTCTCTACAGCAGGTGGAGTATCAGGTACTATGGCTAGAGATTTATTTAAAAATAATATTAAAAGTTTTAGAAATATGTTTCCTGATAATTTATCAGATGATGAATATAACCAAATATTAGCTGTATTAGGTAAACAAGATATAGAAGAGGGTAGGAAAAAGAAAAAAGACCCTAAAAAAGGTACAGGTAAAAAGCCCAAGGGTAGTGGGCGCAGATTGTATACGGATGAAGATCCCAAAGATACAGTAGGTATAAAATTTTCAACTAGGCAAGATATAGTAGATACTTTAAACAAAAAATCATTTAAAGCTAAATCACATGCCAGACAATCTCAAATTATAAATTTAATACACCAAAGAGTAAGAGCAGCTTTAAGCAGAACTAAAGACCCTGCTAAAAAGAAAAAATTAAAATCTGGGTTTGAATATATTAAAGGTAAAAAAGAAGCATCTAAGAAAAAAACGGAAAGACTTAACAAGCAAAAATCCAAAAACGAAAATATTAATGAGATTGGTGATGCCGGTATGAAAATCAGACCTTGGAGATTTGATGGGGCAAAAAGTAGCTATCGAAGTGCAGAAGAATTTAAAGATTTTGTGGCAAGATATCCTGAAGATGATGAATTTGATGGCGAATCTTGGTATAAGTTTACAACAAAGCAGGGTACAGATTATGAAGTAGAGATTGAGTATTATTGGATGGCAGATCCAAAGTATAGTGTAGGATTCATATATCAAGCTTCTGTAGATTTTTACGCAGGTGACGAATATGATGGCCGTATGGATAAATCAATGTCAATGACAAATAAAGGAGAAGTATTTGAAGTAATGGCAACAATTACTGATATTGTACTTTCATGGTTAAATGAATGGGGTAAAGTATTTTTTATAGAAATGTTAACAATAGAGCCAAAAGTAGAAGAGTCCGAAAGAGGTATGATGGATTCTCCGGGTTTTAAAGCTGCTATGACTAAAAGAGGTCGTCTTTATCAAGCTTATATTGAAAAACAAATATCAAAGTTAGACACTAAATATACAGTAAATGATAGAAAAGGTAGATTTGAAATCACCCCTATCGGAAGTAAAAATCAAAAATTAAAAGAAAACCAAATGTCTATGGATGATTTTAATTTAGTTGGGGATGTTCTTAGAGATGGAAGTAAAGCTAAAAAAATTCATAGTTTATTACTTCAAATGTTTCCAAAACAAAAAGAATTATTAGATTATAATTATAAAAATGATTCGTATGCTGAATTTAAAAGGTTTATTTTTCATATAGATAAATACAATATAGCAGGTCCTAAAATAATACAACATACTAAATTAAAACTCGATCCTGAAGTATATAAAGAAAGGGATAAAAAGTATAAAGAATATGCTGAGGGTAAAATAAAAAAATATTTTAGAGATTCAGATTCAGATCCAAGAACATTAGATTTAACTAAACTGCCCCCTATAACAATAGATAGTAGTGGTGAAGTTATGGATGGTAATCATAGAGCTTTTTTAGCTATTAAACAACAAAAACCTCTTAGGGCTTATCAAATAGTAGATGCTAAAAATACTCACCCTAATGTAGAAAAAATACTAAATATAGTAGGAAGAAAAAAACAAGAAGAAAATATAGATCCTAAAGCACAAGCTAAACATAAAGGTAAAGCAGCCCCTTATGGATCAGCATACGAGCTTGTAAAAGAAATAGACTATAATAGTATTTTTAGAACAGAGGCCTATTTAAAAACAACCACATCCCAAAGAACCCAAGGAGATATACTATCAGATATAAGATCACTACCAGGAATAACAATAGTAGGTTCTAAAGATTTACCAAATAGACCATCTAAATCAGAATCAATATTAAGTATAAAAATTGATCCTTATCCTTTTACTAAAATGGATGATGTGTCTGCCCCTGAAGCAGTAGATTACCTTACGGGAGAAATTAGAAAAATAAATGGTGTAGAGCGTTTCCAAATATTAAAGAAAAGAGTAAATGAGGGGGACACATATGAAAAAATGGCTGCTAAGGGTAAAAAAGCAGGTAACCTAAAACAAGGTACAGTTAGAAAAAGGTTAGGTATTCCTAAAGATAAAAAAATACCTTTATCTAAAATAAATAAAGAATTATCCCGTTTAAAAAAGATGGATAAGGATAAAGATAAAAAAGGTGTACAATTAGGAGATAAAAACCAAAAATATTATAAGGCACTACAATTATCTAAAACATTAAAAACTACAACTAATGTAAATGAAAGTGAAGATAAAAAATATTATGATTTTCAAATAAGAATTAAAAATGGCTCCTATGATGATTTAGGTACAACTTTCAGCAATATGGGTGGTAGAATTCAAAAATCTTCTACTAGTGTAGATGGTAATCCTTTAATATTTAATTATAGAAATGTACCGAGTTTAGTTAAAGCAGCTTTTAAAGCTAAAAATGACAACTCAGAAATTTTAATTTATAACGATGAAGGTAAAGGTAAAGTGTATCCACTTACTACCCAAAATGTTAGGTTAATTAAAAGGACTACACCATTAAATGAAAATGCTACATATTCTAGTAAAATTGATTATAAACAACAAATCAAAGATTTAACTAAACATATGATAAAAAAAGGTATGAATATATTACCTTTACCTAGAGTTATATTTAAACATTCAGATGTAGAAAATGCCTCTCAATTCTTAGGTAAAACGGCATATTACAGCCCTGATACTCAAGAAATAGTATTATACACAGAGGGCAGGCATCCAAAAGATATAGCAAGATCATTTGCACATGAAATGATACATCATATACAAAATTTAGAAGGTAGATTAGAAAACATTAATACTACAAACACAAATGATGATGATCATTTAAATGATATAGAAAGAGAAGCATACACAAGAGGTAATATGGTTTTTAGAAACTGGACCGATAATATGGATGGAGAAGAAGTATCTAGTTTAAATGAAAAGAAAAAACCGTATAAACACAAATATGGGTTTAATGATAAATTAGGTAAGGACCCATTTGGTTTAAATCAATATGCTCGTGAATTAGTAAGTGAAGTTTTTGATGATGAATCTTTTACGGTATATTGTGACATGGATGGTGTATTATGTGATTTTGATTTACAATTTAAAGAGTTAACAAATGGTATTTCTCCTAAAGAATATAAGTCAAAGTATGGGGTAGATGGATTTTGGAAAATAATAACAGAACAAGGAGAAAAATTTTGGTCAGAAATGCCTTGGACTCCTGAAGGAAAAAAATTATGGTCATATATAAAAAAATATAATCCAATACTATTATCAGCACCATCAAATGATAATTCATCTAGGATAGGTAAAAGACAATGGGTGGATAAAAATTTACCTGGTGTTACACTTAAATTAGCATCTAAAGCTAATAAACCAGATTATGCTAAAAGTGATAAAGATGTTTTAATAGATGATTGGTATGGCACTATAGTAGATTGGAAAGGTAAAGGTGGTATTGGTATATGGTATAATAATTATAGTAATGCTATTAGACAATTAGAAAGAGCAGGTTTATGAAAAAAGTAAAACAATCTGGGTATAATGGAGGAAATGTTAAAACTTCTATAAAAGAAGAAATCAACAAAATTGAAGAACAAATTCAAAATGATTTGTCTAATTTTTATAATTTAATTAAAAATAGATATATAAATAATGATTTAAGTAAACAAGATATTAAGATTTATATTCAATGTTTAAATGAATTTGTAGAAAATGGAAAATCCAATACGGGCATCACTACTAATTTTGGATTACAATACCTTATATCCCATATTGAAAAATCATTAGAAGCAAGGGCTTTAAAAAGAAAACATTTATTACAACAAATAGATTATTTTAAAGATTTATTAAATACTAGTCAAAAATCACCTTCTAAAAAAAGAATAAAACCTATAAAAGGTAAATTAACATCTAAAGAATATAAGGCAACAGGTGTAGATCCTAAAGTAACTCATAAGCTAAAAAAACAGGATAAAATAACAGAAGATATTACAACTTTTTTACAAAATTTAAATTTATCTTATTTTGAAAATAAATTTCAAAAAAATGATTTAGAGTGTTATATAGATTGTTTAAGATATTTAAAAGAAAATAAGACATATCCTTTATCCCCTAAAGACCCAACTCTTCAAAAGACCTTAAAATTTACTAAAATTATTTATCAAAATAGGGAATTACAATCATCACATTTAGATCAACAAATAGAGGGTATAGTAAAAATACTATTAACAGTTACACCTAAGTCTATAGAACCTAAACGTATTAAACCTACAAAAGGTAAAGTAAGTACATTATCAAAAGGATATAAAAATTAAAGTTATGGATGATAATATTTTAAAAAAAGAATTTAATAGAAGGGATGTAGAACGTATGCGTAACCTAGTTAAAGGTAAGTATGGGGAAAAAACTGGACAAAGTGTAGGGTATAAAAAAAAGGAAATAGATCGTAAAGAAGGAGATATATGGGAAGAAGATGGACGAAAATGGACAATCAAAGAAGGTATTAGACAAAATGTAACAAAATTAGATAAAGCAAAAGAAGCACATATTACTCCTTTATTTTGCCCTAATTGTAAAAAATTAATGAAACATAGGTTTGATAGTGATTATTATAAGATTCATAAAAAATGTTTTGATTGTGTTATAGAATTTGAAGCTGAAATTAGAAAAGCAGGGTTATGGGAAGAATATGAAAGAAATATTATAAATTCAGATATAGATGGTTTTATTAATTCTTTTAAAGCTTATGTTGAAGATCAATTAACTCAATCTAACAACTCATTTATTACTGAACAGGGTGATGTCGAAAAATGGGATGGGGGTTTAAATAAAGAACGAGTTTTAAAATCTTTAGATAAAACAGTTAAACATTTAAATACACTAAAAAAATAAATTTTAAAAAAAATACAAATAGGGCGCATAGATAATAGATCCCTACATATTTATCAATATAAATAAACTCAATAACAATGAAAGAATTTGATTTAAGAAAATATTTAGCTGAAGGTAAGCTATTAAAAGAAGAAGAAAAAGAAGTATCTGATAAAGCTCGTAGAGAAGCTGAGGAAGAAGGATACGAAGATGGCTACAATGATGCTGTTGAAGATGCTAAAGACGCATTAGACAAAATTAAAGACGAGACTGAGGAAGAAAAAGACAAGAAAAAAGACGTTAAGGAAGATGCTAGAACAGATGCCGAAGAAGAAGGTTATCTTGATGGTATGAAAGATGAAAAAGAAGACTTAAAAGAAACTCCTAAACTTACTAAAGAAGGTCTTAGAAATCTAATTAAAGAAAAAATCACTTCTATTTTAACTGAAGATGAAGAAGTTGAAGATAATGTAGATGTAGACGTAGAAAAAGACGTAGACGTAGATGTTAAAGATAAAGAAGAAGTAGATGTTGATAAAGAATCAGAAGAATCAGATATTGAAGTAAAATCAGAATTACCAGGTGAAAGCGCTGACACATCAGCTGTATTAGGTCTTTTAACTAAAGCTCAAGAACAAGCTAAAGACATGGATGATGAAGTACTATTAGATCAAATTGGTAATACAATCACATATTTTACTAGAAAGCATGTAGTAAAATCTCCAAACGAAAAACTTGAAGAAGAAGTAAATGAAATATTTGGGTTTGGAAAAAAGAAAAGATAATACTTCAAATCTTAATTATTAACTTTATTAAATCAAATTGTTATGGACTCAAATGAAATTTATATGAAAATGGCCGAGTTATGGGCTGAGATGTCTTTAGAACACTCAAAACCAAGTAAAGCAGCACATGGCCGAGCTAGAAGTGCTGCTACTAAAATTAAGAAATTAATTGGTGAATATAAAAAAGCATCAGTAGCAGAGGACAAAGCATAATGAAATGAATGAGACACAATTATCATTTTATATTAGAGAAATTCTTAAAGAGAAAAAACTAAAAGAAGGTACTTGTGGTTACTCTGAAGATGGAGACATTGATCCTAAAAATACTGATAAATTAACCCCCGCAGGTCCTTCTATTCAAGAAGCACTATCCCCAGAAGTACTTAAAAGAGCTGAATTAATTAAAAATACTATAGTTGGTAAAAACAGGGATAAAATTGTAAAAAAATATGGTCCTGAAGCTGAAAAAGTCATTCATGGTAGAGCTATTAAACAAGCTCAACAACAAATAGAAAAAGAACAAGGCACTGAAGAAATTGAAGAAGTTTCTTCTGAAAAACAGAGAAAATATATGTGTGCTGTTTCACAACCTGGAGCAAAACGTCCTAAAGGTTTATCACAAGCC